CTGTGGCAAGCTTTTAGTGTTTAAAAAAGACAAACAGTTTTCAATGCATTTCCATTTGCTTAAAGATGAAGCATGGTACATTTCTAAAGGTGAATTTTTATACAAATGGATTGATACTGAAACAGCTACTGAACATGAAACTCATGTTAAAGAAGGAGATTGCATCCACCTAATGCCAGGACAACCTCACCAAATGTTGGCTCTTACAGAAGGAGCCACTATATTCGAGGTATCAACACAACATTTTGATTACGATAGCTACAGGATTAAACCTGGAGCTTCTCAATCTACTCCTGAAAATACAAGAGGTAAAGTATTTTATACTAAAGGAGGAGAAACAGTTGATATAAGAAACTGGGACCAAACACTTGATATTGTCTCTATGGGAGACAAATACGGTTGGGAAGGTGCTATGGCTTATGGTAATTTGGTTCATGATGAGTTAAATGAACATGGACCTGGTATTAAACCTGGAGACGTGTTTTTAGATCTAGGAGCAAACATCGGTATGTCTTCTTTACGCGCAGAACTATCAGGTGCCTCTAAAATTTATTGTGTTGAACCAGACCCAGGAGTATTTGAAGCTTTAGAAATGAATAAAGCAGATAATTGGGAACTAGATAATATTGCTATTTCGGATAAAGAAGAAATGATTGATATTTCATTATGGCCTAATTATTGGGAATTTGGTCAACGTCAAGCATATACTTTAGAACAGTATTTTGAACAAAAAGGTATAGAGCACGTTGATTATATGAAAGTTGATATTGAGGGACACGAACATAGAGTTCTACCTTCTATTCCTGTTCAAATTTATAATAAAATTGAAAAAATATTCATTGAGTACCACGAAGATACTAACCTCCCAGATGAAGAAAGAAATAAAAAACGTGAAAACTTTATTTTAGAATTATTAAATAAAGGATATAATAATCATCATGTTGCTCTTGGATATTATCAAAGTTATATTTATATTTGGAAATAATAAAATGTTATGAAAATAGGATTATGTGGTACAATGAGTGTAGGAAAAACTACACTTGTTAAAGCTCTTCAAGAGTTAAAATATTTTGAAGATTATAATTTTAGAACAGAACGTTCTAAATATCTAATGGAACTTGGCATTCCATTGAACACAGATTCAACAGTTAAAGGTCAAGCAGTATTTTTAGCAGAACGAGCTAGCGAATTAATGTTAGATAATATTATTACAGATCGTACTATTATTGATGTAATGGCATTTGCAAAATGTTCTAAATCAATGAATTATCTTGAGGCACAAGATTTTTGTGATTTTGCTGCTACTATGCTTCATGAATACGATTATATATTTTATGTTTCTCCTGAAGGAGTAGAGATTGAAGATAATGGTGTTAGAGAAACAGATGCTGCTTATAGAACACTAATTGATAAAACAATTCAATTGTTGATTACTAAGTATAGACATAAAATTAAAAATCTACATACTCTAGAAGGCAGCACAGAAGACCGAATATTCCAGATGGTGAATTATATTGATCTTTGATATATTTATAACAAAAATATTTCAATGAAAAAATCTGCTTTAAAAGAATTCATTCGCGAAGAAATTATAGAAATCTTATCTGAGGCTACTCCTGAAGATGTTGAAAATCAAAAGGAGTTAAATAAAGAATTAGAAAAGACAAAACAATTAATGTCTGATCTTACTGAAGACATTGATGATATGGAACCAACTGCAGCTGATATTAATAAAAAAGATTCGGTTGCTAGTTTAGCTACTAAGCTTTCTAAAACTAACCAGGAAATGAAATCAGTAGTTAATCAATGGAAAAAAGCAGAAGGTGCTGAAAAGGAAGAATTTTTAAATAGGTTAAAAACTTTAACTAAAATCAAAAAGGAACTTGAAGCGTTACTTTAAAAATATTCAATCACTACTTATAGTAGTATTAATAGTTATAATTTTTCTTTTGAGAAATTGTTCGGGTCCTGTAGAACCAACCGAACGCGTTATTAGAGATACTATTGTAGAATACGTAACAATTGAAAAAGAGTATCCTGTATATGTACCCAAAATAAAATATGTTACTAAGGTAGATATTGATACATTCACAACCCCAATTGACACAGCAGCAATTTTAGCAGATTATTACGCTATTAGAACATACGAGGATACACAAGTATTAGACAGTCTAGACTTAACGATCACTGATACAGTATCCCAAAACCAAATCTTAGGTAGAAAAATTGCTTACAATTTTACTTACCCAAGAAAAACTATTAAAGAAACTATCTATATTAACCCTAGAGAGTTTTATATCGGAGTTGGTCTAACAGGTGATCAAACTCAAATCAACTATTTAGGTAGTGAATTAATGTATAGAAATAAAAGAAAACAAGCATACGGTTTTGGAATAGGTGTTAATCAAGATTTACAACCAGTTTTCACAGGCCGTATGTACTGGAAAATTGGTAAATGAGTCAGCCGGATTTAAAAGCGATAATCAGACAGGAATATCTAAAGTGTGCCCAAGACCCGGCTCACTTTATGAAAAAATACTGTAATATTCAACACCCACAACGTGGACGAGTTATATTTAATCTATACCCGTTTCAGGAAAAAGTACTACACCTACTACAAGAAAATCCTTATTCAATTATTCTTAAATCTCGTCAGTTAGGTATTTCAACTCTAGCCGCAGGTTATTCTTTATGGTTAATGGTATTCCATAAAGATAAAAACGTGTTGTGTATTGCAACAAAACAAGAAACTGCTAAAAATATGGTTACGAAGGTTAAGTTTATGTATGATAACTTACCTTCATGGCTTAAAATTGGAGCTGAAGAAAATAACAAATTAACTCTTCGATTATCAAATGGTTCTCAAATTAAAGCAACCTCAGCATCAAGTGATGCTGGTCGATCAGAAGCCGTTTCTTTGTTGCTAGTGGATGAGGCCGCGTTTATTGAAAACATTGGTGAAATTTGGGCCTCAGCTCAACAAACCTTGGCTACGGGTGGTGGTGCTATTGTATTGTCTACTCCTTACGGTACAGGTAACTGGTTCCATAAAACATGGGTTTCTGCTGAATCAGGAGAAAACGATTTCTTACCAATCAAATTACCTTGGTATGTTCACCCTGAACGAGATGAAACTTGGAGAAAAAGACAAGATGAATTACTTGGTGATCCTAGATTAGCAGCACAAGAATGTGATTGTGACTTTAGCACTTCAGGTGATGTTGTTTTCTATAACGAGTGGATTGAATTTTTAAAAGAAACCACAGTTAAAGACCCAATTGAAAGACGAGGCGCTGATCAAAACTTATGGATTTGGGAATCAGCAGATTATTCTAGAGAATATATGATTGCGGCTGACGTTGCTCGTGGTGATGGTAAAGACTTTTCCGCAGCTCACGTAATCGATATTCAAACAAATACACAAGTAGCTGAATATAGAGGTCAAATGCCCCCTAAAGAATTTGGTTACTTCTTAGTTGGTTTAGCTTCCGAATACAACAACGCAATGTTAGTTGTAGAAAACGCCTCAATTGGTTGGGCTGCTTTAGATTCAATTATTGAAAGAGGATATCGTAATCTATATCATTCCCCGAAATCAGATCAATTAACCGCAGAATCTTATCTTAAAGTATTTGAAGGTAATAGTGAAATGACTCCTGGATTTACAATGTCGATGAGAACAAGACCATTGGTTGTAAATAAATTTAGAGAGTATGTTGGTGATCGTTCTGTATCAATCCAATCAAAACGTTTACTTGAAGAAATGAAAGTATTTGTTTGGAAAAATGGTAGACCAGAAGCCCAATCAGGATACAACGATGACTTAGTAATGTCTTTTGGTATTGCTATGTTCTTAAGAGATACATCTCTAAAATTCCAGCAACATTCTCACGATATGACTCGAGCTGCCCTTGGCAATATGGGGAAAAGTTCGTATACTGGCGGTTACTCAGGGAATATGACCAAAAATCCATACCAAATCGAAAATCCATATGGAGGAAAAGAGGACATTACTTGGCTTCTCTGATATTT